TGATGCTGCATCCAGCAGTATCTACCATATACGAGGCACTCAAGATTGGAATCTCTTCCTAAGCGGGTTCAAAGTGAAGCCTCGTGCTGCACGTGTTGTTCCTGTCTTAGAAAGAGGTCACAAGGTACGGGTCGTAACGGCTCTTGAAACGGACCAAGTTGTTCGAGGTCATCTCTTGCGAGATCTCCTCTGGCCTTTGTTAGAGGCTGAACATAGGTTCGATATCAAGGGCGGTCACGTCGCGGAAGGGATGGTGGTTCCTGAAGGTTCTGTAGTTTTATCTGCAGATCTTTCTCGCGCTACCGATGTTGTTCCTCAGTCACTCGCACGTGCAATTGCACGGGAGTGGCATGCACGGGACCCTCGCATGGGTAAGAAATTACTCTGGGAGTGGTATCGTGCATTTGGAGCTTACAAGATCAACTATCCTGATGGAAAGTGGGTCTGGAGTTCCAGAGGCTGGCTTATGGGTCATCCGGCCACTTGGGCCTTACTTTGTCTCGTCCACCGTGAGGTGGTTGAGGAAGTAGGCTTTAGTGACTGGAGAATCCGTGGTGATGATCTCATCGCCGTGGGGACTCATGACCAGGTACAAAGATACTTCGAGTTAATGGAGAATTACTTCATCATTAACAAGAAGAAGTCATTTGTATCAACAACAGGTGGAGTGTTCGCCGAGGATACCTACGTGGTAACTAAGGATCGAACTCTTCACTTCCTTCCCGTCTCAAATCCCCCTCGGGGCTGGGTAGATGGTGATCCTGTATCGCTGTCACCTTGCTACGAGGTCTTTGAGACGCTGAGCCCTGAACGGCGGCGCTGTTACCGAAAAGCTTTGCTTTCCTGTAATGGCCTTGTTCTTAACCGTCTTCGGGCTTCGGGCATTCCATTATTTCTGCCTAGGATCCTCGGTGGGGTAGGAATACCTCACTCTGGATCTGTTGGCGGGGCTGTTAGTGGCTCCTGGATGGTGGCTAAGATGGTCACTGGTGCTGGTGCACCGGCGGCCGCTTGGGCACACCGCTCTGCATTCCAGATTCGTTCTGAATTGATAGAGTACTCCAGGCGCGATTCTGCGTTACTTCACCAGTATGGCGCACTTTCAGGTTCGGTTCCCCTTACTGAAAGCAGACTCAACCAACTTGTCTTACGACAAGAGTTGTGTCGCGCTCCTACTGGTAGAGCAAACGAGATGATGCCGGCTACTATCAAATCGATAGCAGCTGATTGGGCTAGGTTCCGCAAGAGGTTGAGGAAGGTGGCTCCTCCCCCTCACCCTTGTGGTTCCCAATGGGACGAGAAACGACTCAGCTACAGCTTAGCTGTAAATGAGTTGAGGGGATGCTACTGGCCTTTGTGGCCAGTGACCTCTCTTCGTCCAGCCTGGCTGGATGAACGAGAAAAG